GCATTATAAATACCCCCCATTACATCTCATTCCATACCGAACCTACCATCCCCTCGAGAGAGCAGGATGGCGAGACATACGCAGACGCGTAAACGCACACGCGCGCCTATGGGCAGATTCCGTAAGAAGCGTCGCACTATGAAACGTAGACGGGCTAGAACCGTTACGGCGTCATCGACTCGTCAGTTAAATCCCATTACTGCGTTCAAGTTCACTGCTCGTAAGATGAAGAAGTCTGCATATCGCAGACTGTTATGGAATAGCACTCAGCTAGATCCCCATTATCGTTCAGTGTTCACTGGATCTCAGTTCATGACCACCCCCAGTAACGTCAATGGCGTTAAAATATTCATAGTGGATGCACTGTCATCCGTACAAGGCAATGAATTCTGGAAGACTAACGGTGGGTTAGAGGATATTAATTTTGGTGAAACAGTTCCTTGGGCCGTGGCAGGTGCAGATCCCCAATCGTGCATCATTCGTGGTGGACGTCTGTGGAGTACCATAGCTATCCCGAGTACTGTGACAGAGGCCGTCAATGTCCGGATTCAATTGGTGTTCCTTAGGGCCCAATGGAGAAACGCTGGTGATTCTGGAGTTTCCAATACTCTGGACTCATGGGTCACTTCCATATTGGCTAATCCAAGGCCCATTGGATATGACATGGCAACAGCCCCTGATGCAGATGAATACATGTACAAGCCCGTGTTGGACAAGCAGATGGATCTGAAGCCCGGTGATTCAATGTCAGTATACTACAAGTTGAAGCCAACGAAGGTGGATTGTGGAAGCTTCCAGCGTGGTGGAGCCCCGTGGTTTCCAGTCTGGCTTACCTACTCCAGTCAACTGTATGACGTGGATGCAGCTGGCGAAACCATCTCGTGGGTCACAGGCCATAATTTGTCATTTAGTGTCGGTGCTATAGGGAACTGAGTTGCGGGGTAAAGTATTACCCCCGCAACTCGTCTCATCTTGTAACTCGTCTTGTAACGTCAGCACTTACGTCACAGTGCACGATACCCTGCAATAAAATATTCAAGTTCCGTGCTATATAAGTTTCCCCTGTTCTATAAGATCTGCATTCCATCATGTCTAACCCACAAGCCAAAAACTGGTGCCTCACCCTCAACAACTACACCGAGGATGAGTATTCCAACCTCATCAATGTCCTGGAGGACCAGGGACACTATTGGATTGCCGGTCGAGAAGTTGGTGAGGGAGGAACTCCACACCTCCAATGTTTCGTCTCCTTCAAAGGACGTAAGTATTTCAATGCTGTTCGGCATCTCCTCGGCTCTAGGTTCCATTGCGAAATCGCTAGAGGTACTGCACTCCAAAACCGAAGGTATTGCTCTAAAGATGGAGATTTTAGAGAAGGAGGTGAACCGCCCCAGGAGGGGCGGAAGAAAAGAGACCGAGATGATCTTGCAAGAGCATTTCGATTGGCCGTCGGAGGCGGAGTTCAGGGAATTACTGAATTCTCCGAGGACAACCCCGGTACGTGGTACTTCTCCGGACATAACCTGTTACGAAACTCTTTAACCTTGATGGTTCCTGTGGAGCGTCCGGAGATCAACGTCAAGTGGCTCTATGGTGCGCCTGGAGTTGGAAAAAGTCGCGAAGCTCATGCGAAGCTTCCTGATGCTTACATCAAGGAGCCTCGTACAAAGTGGTGGAATGGCTACATCAACCAGAAGACCGTCATCATTGATGATTTCGGACCAGGCGGCATAGATATTAATCATTTACTTAGGTGGTTCGATAGATATAAATGTTTAGTTGAGAATAAAGGAGGTATGCTGCCGCTTGTGGCAGATACTTTCATTGTAACTTCAAATTTCGAACCTAGCGGTATATTCAAATGGGGTGATGAACTACACCCGCAATTACCTGCGTTGATGCGACGCATCGAGCTAATTAGTATGTAATACTGGAAAAAAAGAAATAAAGACTACCGTTTAATATCAGAGTGTGTCGTGAGATCACACTCACACATAATACTCAATAAGTTGAAGAACTGACTTTCGAATGGCCGCCCGCAGGGCAGTGCGCGCCGTGGCGAAGACAAAGCGCACGTGACGCCGAAGGCGGCACCGCGCGCGCAGCGCGCGGCATGAGGGAGCGAAGCGACCTACACGGCATTATAAATACCCCCCATTACATCTCATTCCATACCGAACCTACCATCCCCTCGAGAGAGCAGGATGGCGAGACATACGCAGACGCGTAAACGCACACGCGCGCCTATGGGCAGATTCC